TACTTGGTGAACTAGGGCCGTCGCCCGTTGGCGTTTCAGGGTTAGTCTCGGGTGCTTGTGTAGCACCGCCGCAATTATCATATGAACCAAAATCAGCAAACAACGTCCTTCTAACAGTGGGAGGCCCAAGACAATGCTGAACCTCCTCTGCCGGTATCGGAGTATCTGGAGCCGGTGGAGTGTTAGCCGGATCTTGATCGTGGGCGACCTCCCACATCGACTGAACAAGACCGGCAATAATTTCCCTATTGAAATCACAATCAGTAATTCTAGCGGTTTGAAGATTGGGCCAACCTGCCAGCTGTGCGAAAGGGACGTACACTTCATCAGCATAGGCGTAGCCTGAAACCGACGCTGTCGTATTTGGCGCATACCAAACGCAACGGCCTTCAGAATTTTCAAAATAGAAATGGAAATCCGTTGATCCGGCATCAGCTGGGCAAGGCTTGCTTCCACTATTCCAGCCGAAATTTTCATATAATCCAGCAAGTGTAGCGCTGTCATAATACCAAGGGCTTACAGGTCGATCCGCATCATAAAGCAACGTGGTATTGTAACCTGCTGACCAATAGGTGCCGTTGTAATTGACAGTCCAGGCGCCAACCCACGCTTCACCGTTCGCGGCTCTCGAAATGTTCTCCAAATGCGCGGACCAAAGCAAACCAGCGGCAGGACTATCCGCCCTAACGCTCTTGGTCGAGGTCGCCCATGTATCTTTTGGATAGACCATCGTGCCGCCGCCAGCCAGCGACAGCGAAGACATGATAATTCCGTCTCCGTTCGGCGCTATCTTAAAAACTGCATTTTCGCAGTAGTCTGTATATGTTTTGAGATCATTCAGAGAACTTGCCGAGGGATAATAGTAGGGTACGCCATCGAACCAATTCACTATATCGGTGTCAGCAGCATCTAAGCAATTCACTATCCAACCCAACGGACTGTTCAAATCTACTAGCCCGTTATTCGAACAATAATTTTCAGCGTCCTCAAGCATGTTGTTCGCTGCTGTTTTTATTGTCTCGAAGGTGCTGCAAGATTGTTCGTTCGCATAAATTGGATCATCGACACACCGCTTCTGCAATGATTTGCGCATGGTCTCGCCAACAGCGCCCCTGATGCCCTGTCCGGTGTCCTTTTCCTTATATTCCTGCGCGTAACCATTTGTGGGGGCAAGACACAGCAGAGACGACCCGACAATCGCACAAATCGCTTTCCTCATGTTCTCGCCCCTGAAATAAAAGCGAGGGCGCAGGCTGCACCAAGTAGAACCATGATAAGATTCAAAGCCTCTGCTGCTGTCATGCCTACGCCCCTGCCCTTCGTACCTATGCGCCGCGAATTACGCGCATGATCTTGCGGATGCCCAAAACAACCAAGGCGAGGCCCACAGCCAGAGCGCCAACCGACAAGATGGCAGTTTGTGTAGTTCCGAAATCCACCGCGCTAGTCAGAGCCGTGAAATCAGGCCCAGTCACCGCAGCCATTGCCGAGGTCGGAGCCAAGATCAGCGCAGTAGCGCCAACAGGTTTTGCAAGTTTCATAGTTAGTCCTTTCTTGCACTGAGCAGGAAGGCTGCTCCCCCCTTTAGACGGATCGAATGACCCGAATGACGTTGCCGGTCACAAGACCGATTATCCAACAAATGAGAACGGCTGAGAGGGACCATGCGAAGAACTCCGAAGCGGCAGCGTAATCGTATTGCGCAAGGGAATATTCTACCATCACAGGAGCGTATGAAACGCCTCCAGCGTCCGCGCAGGGCGCAACGGACGGACTGCCAGTTATAGCAGCGCAATGGACCTCAAAGGCCACTAGGCGGCTTTAGCTTTGGGTTCGACGAGCTGCTTGGCTGCGTCGTCAAAGGAAACGAGGATCAGATCGCGGTCACTGAATTGCAGACCGTATTGATCTGTCACAAAACATTCACCGCCCAACAGATAAAAGCCCGGCCTATAAGGCCCGTTTTCTTCTTGAACCGCGACTTCAAATTCAACCGGATACCGAGCCACGCCGTGCATGTACGCTTTTTGCTTGGTTGGGATCGTATATGGTTTGTTCGTTTTCTGACTAATGCCGCTTTTGCCCGGTATTACCGGCTCGCTAGCAATCTCTACTCTCACAATATTCATGGTCATTTCTCCTATGGTTGACCTAGGCTGCATCGCGCATCGCTTGAGACAGCGCAGAAGCCCAAACAGGCCTTTGTGCTGGCTTCGCACTGATCACCCTGACCAGCGGAACGACATTCGATTTCGGGACTGATCCGCGTATGTCGATGCCGGTTGCATCCCTCACATCGCTGACCAGTTTGTAATAGGCGGTTTTGGATCGACCCGCTTTAAGGTTCGCTCCACCACGCCAAGCGCAGATGGCATCTTTAAGCCTTGGCTTAATGCCCATTGCTTCTAAGTCTTCCATATCTAAACTCATGCTTTCACCTGCGAAATCTAGTTTTTTGACATATCTTGCCCAAGTGTCGGCTGCGGTGTTGGCCGACCAATTTGATAGCTTGTGCAAGCCGAGGCGCTTTAGTTCTGCGGTCCTCAGGGTTAGTTCGACGCGAATTGTTCTCGCCACGTCATCGAGTAGCCCGGGAATGTTCATTGCTTCCTGCGGGAGTGGGCGCTTTGCGACTTCCAACCCCTTCGCATAAATTTTCAGCTGCCAATCCTTGGCCCGCTGGCCCTCTTTGGCGAAACCATAATAAAGAGTTCCAACGTCGCGGGACGCTACGCCCCTGCCCCGATATGGGCACCACACGGACTCTTCCATTGCCTTTAGGAACGCAAAAACGTCCTCGGCCCTATCAAGTTCCCAATGCGACGTGAGATCAATTCTGGAGATTGTTGTTGCGCCCAAATCGACGGGCTTTGCATCGGCTTCAAGCTTCGTGCCGATCTTGGAAACTAGATTCGTGACAATCTGTTTAGGATCATCGGAGCCAAAGAGGTTATGGCCTTGCAGGAATTTTGCGGGGTTCCCTTGAACCTCTAACCCGCTGTCCTTCTGCAACGCTAAGCCAAGACCGGGGCAAATCGTCTCTTGCGCCATCAAATTGCGGACCATCAAAGAACTTGAATGAGAACCCTCAAGCCTCTTTTTCTTCTTTGCCGACCATTCGATTTCGCCAGTGGATTTCACACGGAGTAATTCGCCATCGTCAATCGGAACGCCGAAAGGGTCAGGGATCGAGCAAGAAAGCCAATCGACCATCATGCCGCGATTTCCCGAAGCTGGAAGACGCGCGGGAGAGTGTCGCGGCGCTCGTTTGAGTGAACGGCAAGCTTTAGGGTTTCGCCTTCTATCTTCCAGACTTCGAGAGGGTGATGTGTCGGAGGTTCGCGCTCGCTGTCAGCTGTAGCTTTTCCAAGGGTTGCGAATTTCTTGGCAATGGCTAGATCGAGGCACCATCCAAGGCCCTCGAAGAATATCAGGGCGTTTCGATCAATCGTTACTGCCGCAAGAACGTAACTGTTTGAATAATATATATTATCATTCTTGGGTTTTGACGCACTTCTAAGTGATTGTTCAACACTGGTTATTGCGGTTCGGCATTCACTTTCTGAATGAAATCCCTGACCAAATCGAGCTTGCTTTCCTTGACCCAGAAGTTTGTCTTCTTGAGGCCTTCCTGCCGTTTTTTGGCTTCGTAGCGCGCCCGTCGATCCGTCTTTTCCGCAATCACCTGTTCCAGAGGCGTTCGTTTCCGTATCTGCTCGTCCGTATTTTTCGACATGCTCAGGCCTCATTACGCCCTCCGGTAACTTTGGTCAAATTCCTAAGTCGGAATAGACACTGCATAACCAATGTCAGAATAGACGCAAGCCCTAATTGTCGTTTGCAACGGTGATAACTAGCGCTCGCCGAGTATAGAAAGGCAGACAAAATATACTGAAAAGCGAGAATGCGTTGCGATAACGCCAACGATATTTGAAAGCATCGAACATAAATTTGGCTTGCCAGTATTTGATTATTACTTGGATAATTAACCGCAGTTAATCGTCACAACTAAACGTGAAGAGTTCCGTTTTCGGGACAAATTTGCATGGTTATTGTTCATGCAAATGTTGCTCGCTTCGCTCACTTTACGGCAGCGCCTTGGTGCGGTCCTCGCTTCGCTGCGGTCCGCCCAGGGCGCGCCGGTTGGTGTTCATGGTGGAGGAATACGATTGCTAAGGTTTGAAGGTGCGAAGCAATTGCGCCTTCGGCTTCATAGAGCGGGAAGCTCCGCTATCCCTTCCGTTGGGGGAACATCCCCCAACACCCCCTCTTGTTCATTTTGAGCGGATGGAACATTAACGGACAGTGCTGGATATTCGAAAACAGAGGTTTTCTTGCCGGTTGGTACGTCCTCAACATCGGCCTGTAAGACGATTAGGAGCTCACTGGACGACTTGTCGCGTGTTTTTGAACCAAGTAGGCCACCAAACAAACCTCGCGTTGTGTTGCCTTGTGATCGCTCAGAAAGCCCAGCAAGGGCAATGATGCCACCAGCTTGCAACGATACTACTGACGAAGCTGTAGAACGGTTGAGGGTTGGGCTTTCATTAACGCCGGTTGTCGTGGTGACAAAGTTCGACCTCTCCTGATTCACTGTCAATTCAATTAGACCGTCTCTGACAATTGGTGTCACTTGGAGGGTCAAGCCACTGTCTCGATATTCAACAGACTGCACCGTGTTGCCATCCTCCCCAAACGAAATTGCGCCCAATGTAGGGACTTGAGAGCCAGCATTGAGCGAAGCAGTTGCACCGGAGATTGCCGATAGTGAAGGCTCGGCAACAATACGAAACCGGCTATTCCCACGCACCGCAGACAGGACAGCTTTCACCCCGGCTATTTCAATGGACGCAAACGTATCTGCTGGCGATCCGTTGCTTAGTGATCCCAAGCCGATTGTATCGCTGAACAGGGAGGCGAGAACGGAAAGAGCAGAGCCCTTTGTTTCAACATCGCTCACTTCAACAATAGCGCCAGTCAGGCGAACCATAGGCCTTGCCCGATCAAGTTGCTCGATCATTTGCACAGCCCTGCGCACGTCAGTTTCAGGGCCGGAAATTGCAAGATATTCAGGAGCGAGAGCTTGAACAAGGCCGGTGCCTTCTGTGCCGATCCCTTCACGATATGCAATTTTCAATCTATCGAAAAGAGTTTCCAAAATGGGAACAATATCAGCAGGGGAACGGTAAGCCGGTCTAACGATAACGGCCAAGTCGTTTTGTAATGTTGTTTCAGCCCGGCTGTAGTTTTGTTGTCTCGATCGTGAAATATTAGAACGCGATGGATCTCGATCATTGTAATTTATTTGCGGAGGCGACGGCGCAGCCCAAGATGACGGAACAACCTCCGAATGAGTAACTGGAATGCCTCCGCTATAGAGAAATGAAGCGTCGGCAACGGTTTCAGGGGATGGGTCAAAATCACCTTTCGAGACGTGAATTGCCTTTGCCTTGACATCAACAACATATCCAACGGACCTAAGAAACCCAATTACAAACGGGCTTTTTTCACCCCTTGGTATCCGAAGATTGACCGACGCAGGGCGGCGATCTTTCACAACATCGGGTGAGATTGCGTAAGGAACGCGCATCACATCACGAAGAAGCATTGTAACGAGCTGTCCCATCTCGATTGCATCAAGTTGAAGCGTGATAGGCTTAGCCTCAATCGCAAAATGAGGGCGCTCTATGACTTGTTGCTGAGCGTTGACATTGGCCGGAACGGCAAGAACACAAAGAGCGAGAGCCAGCCTAGTTTTCATTGTTCATTTCCTCTCTCGTGATCACCCATTCGTCAGACGTGATCCTTTGCCCGTTGAACGTACCCGCAACAGGTCGATTACCCTCAAAAACGAAAGGCTCTGGGACAACGTAGCGAACGGCCCCGTCTTTAGACTGTAAGACAACCCTAAGCCCATTGTGAGACACCAAATGACCGGCAATGCGCCAATTTGGTTCACGTTGTACAATTGGCCGTTGAGGTACTGGATCGGAGGATTGAGGAGCATCTTGATCTTCAATAACCGCTGCGCCGCCGGTGAAGAACGAAAAGGCATTCCAAGCACCGAACGCGACGAGCAAAAGCGCAAGCACACCAAGAACGGCAAAGCCGGTGGAATACATTGAAGCGCGTTTGTCGGTCTTAAGTTCGGTCCCGTCCTTTCCCTCACTGTAAGACGAATAGAGATTGAAAATCTCGGGTTTGTATTTGCCATGACCAGTTTTGAAGTGACTGTCTTTGTTCTGCAAACGGCCTTCGTAGACCTTGAACGTGTAGCCGCTGTTCAGCCCAACGGTGTTCAGCTTTTTGAACGCATAGGACCGCTCAACCGTTCCCCTGAATTGACGGTGCAAATCGGACATGATCTGCGTCCCAATGACCATATCGCAAGCACGGCCCTTCTCATCGGTAAGGTGCCGGTGCCAGCGAATGAAAGGAACAACGGTATCAGATTGCATTTTCCCATTTTCGGCAAAATACAATTTCCACTCATCAAAAACGATGAGGTCCCCGCCCTTAATAAACGTCTCATCATCCACAAGCTTTTCATGGGGCCAGAACAACGGATCGTGAGCATCGTTCCCATCGAATAGGACCACCTTGCCTAACTCTGCGTCAGGGTCTTTTGCGGCACAATATTCCAACACTGCATCAGGCTTTACGCCATCCACATTGGTTACAACGCGCCTTCCGGCCAGAACGCCATTGAGTATGACCTCCCCAACCATAGCGTAGGATTTTCCCGCCCCGGGGGGACCAGTATAGACTGAAATAGCCATCGATCACCCAATGATTGGGATGCGACGAATGGCGAATCTTGCGGCCCATGCTCCGAGACAAAGAGTTATCCCAACGTCCGCCTCTAAAATTTCCATCCAGAATAGAAAATCATTGGGCAATCCCGAAATCAACGAACCTGCCGATCCTGCGGCGGATTGATCAATTAGCCCTAAGACCAAATCAGTTATCGAGGATAAGATGAGGACGATAGCACCAACCGAAAACCACTTAAGAGTGGAGGTGCTAAAGAGAAATCCGAGTAGGTATCTCGCGGCAGCGTAAAGAACTTGCAGCATTGTAGCCTCCTATGCGCGCATCACGATCAACAGAGCCGAAAACGTCCAAACAGAAAGCATAAGGATGCCGAGCAGGACGCGATAATCCTCGATCAACAAACAATGGCTATCGACAACGAAGGGTTCAGACCAGTAGCCCGACAGATCAAGTGTATAAACTGGACAGGTAGCCCCGGTAAAATCGAAGGTTGGAAGGTCGGGCCACCATTCCGGCATCGAAACTGACCAGTCACCCAAATCAAACCCGCTTCCGTTAGTGGTCGGTGGTGGGTCGTACCAACTCGCCGGCGTTTCATCACCGT